CGTTCCAGACGATGCAGCAGTAATACGACCTTGAGCGTCAACCGTAACGCTGGAAAGCGTGTAAGACCCGGCTGTAACAGAAGTATTTGCAAGCTTTGCAGCCGTAACGGCATCGTCTGCAATCTTCGCTGTAGTAACAACCCCGGCGCCTAAGCCAGTGGCAACCACATTTGCGACCGTGACCTTTTTGGTCTGGTCATTAAGGGTGTCAACAATCGGCAAAACATCAGAGGTTTGAACTGAAACCAGTTCAGTAAGATCTGAGATTTTTGTGTTGCTCATGGCTTAATCAACCTCCAAGGGCTAAACGGTTTACGACCAAGTGGCGATCGCTACCCGTTTCCAGGTATTGGTCGCGGTGCAAACGTAAATATAATTCGCGTCCCATGCGATCTCGCCTGCCGTACCAGCAGCAGATGCAGAAGCAGGCGTATGCGTTGGCAAAATCGGACGACTGCCTAACGTCACATTTGCTGCTGTAATCGCAGCCATGCTGGTCAACGTTCCAGCAGCCTGAACCTTCAGGTCAATCTTGCCGTCTTCTGTTGTGTCGCTTGCGTCAACAATTGAAGTGGCGATTGAGCCAAAAACAATTTGCTCCGGAGTGCTGGCGTCGTTGTTGCCCTGAAAAATCAGGCTGCTAATAACGTCGTTGTCTTGCCCAGAAACTGCACTGCCGCGATGGTGATACAGCGTTATGTCAGCGGCACTAACGGCAACAGCCTCTGCTGACTCAATAAATAGGCCAGTGTTTGCGACTGATTCTGTTATGTGGAGCGGGTGCTGCGGATTGGATTCACTAATTCCAACCTTGTCGCTTTTAAGCGTGATACGTGCAGCAGTCGTTCCAGCAGACGCAGACATCAATTGCAGAATGCCGTCTTCACTGCCGTCTGAAGCATCCGTTATTTGAGCCAAGATTTGCGCGTAAGCAAAGCTCTGACTGTTGTCGTTTCTACCGCGAAACTCAAGGTTGCCTAAGTTGTCATTAACAGCAGGTGTTGCTGAGTTGCGATACAACACAACATCTGGTGCGGTATCTAAACCAGCCTCAGCGTTCTCAATAATTACCTGATCAGTCGTATCTGTACTAAACAGATGCAACTGTGCGGCTGCCGTTCCAGCGCCTAATTGAAACCCTGTCGTCGTGAACTTGCCAAGGAAGCTGCTGTTAGTAGCTACTCCAATCTCATTGGCAGCCGCGCGGTAAAACCCTGAAGCACTACTGTCTGTCAGAAAACTGATTGAAGGCGAAGTTACGCTGCCATCCGGCACAGTTTTATGTAAAACCCCAAACGACAATTTCTTGTTCTTTTCAGAGCTAACAGCGACTGATGCGTCAACAACAACAAACTCATCGGTTGTTGTTGGCGTAAGCAATTCTGTTAATTGCGAAATCTTGCGGTCAGCCATCAGCCTGCCTCCAGGGTTTCAATGCGAGTGGTCAATGCAGCAATCTCGGCAAAAGCTTCCTGCAATGCAGCCGTCAAAAGTGGAACGATTTTTGATTGGTCAATGCCCTGGAAAACAGGCTCGCCAGCAGAATCAACTTCGTCCTTTGTTCCAGTGACAGATTCTGGAACAATTGCTTGCGCTTCGTGAGCAATAAAACCATCAACAGTTTTATCTGGTGTTCCAATAAAATTAAAACGTTTAACGTCTAATTGATTTACACGCGCTTTTGCCCCTGTTAAAGAAATAACATTTTCTTTAAGCCGATAATCAGAGCTTGTGTTGTAGCTTACGCCGCTAGAAGTAACGCCAATATTGCCCTTATTTACACCAGCGCAGAAAAGAACAAGTGCTTCTCCGCCAGAAGAATCCGCCCTGTTAATTGCTCCTGCAAAAGTGCCGTCTTGGCAAGCTTCAAACTTGCCTGCTTTAGTAAGAATAAAACCGTTTCTACTGCTGCCGCCGCCAGAGTAGGTGCCAATATTGTCAGTTGTAGCCGTAACCAGCCAACGAAATGAAGGATTTGCTCCACTTGGGCCTGAAGGTTCAAGTCGCAACCACTCCGTACCTCCTACCGAGTAACTAAAACCGTGGTGGTTATTAGTGGAGTCTTTATGAAAGAAAAACCCTGAATCAGCGTCACCATCTGGGCGAATAGAAGTTGCGGCTGCACTGCCGTTTGTTACGTCAACAACTGGATTAGATCCTGATGCAATCGTCCTTAAAACGATCCAGGCATCATTTGCAGAATTTCTAAGCTTCAGCTGATTGGTTGTCTCGTCATACCAAAATTGATACGCACGAGTTGTTGTTGGGGCAGTTGAGCCACTGTTATTGGTGATAATCGCCAGCAGCTGAGCATTCAGGTCAGACCTGACGGCTGCACCACTGGCATTTGCAACGACGCCATCTGCCTGAGCCATAACAAAGCCTTAAGTCTGCTGTGTTCCATATCCTATTGCAGTGTACTGAAAATTCCTGTCAATGACAGAGCTGCCGTTCTTAAACGTGATAGTAAAGCCGGTCCCTGTTGGCTCTGACATGACGTAGTAATCACCAGACGCAAGGTTGAACGCTGTAATGCCAACAGTCACTTTCGTATTTCCGTCGGTATAGAACGCATTGGTAAAGACAACCGCCTTGCCCCCACCTCCCGTTCCAGACGCAATAGTTGCGCTGTTTTCTGTACGTCGCTCAAACTGCAGTATTGCCCCAAGCTGGTCAACGATGGGAGTTTGATCAATATGGTCTGTGCTTAGAACAGCTTTGAATTGGAACGACCGACCGACATAAACATTGTTCTCAAGCGGAATCCAATCTTCAAATACAAGATCTGACTCCTGCCGCAAGTCTGAATACGTTCCAGCAGCAGTATTTAACTGGCCACCCATCCCTGAATGAGCTGTGCAGTAATAAAAAAGAGTTGCTGCGTTTTCTGCCAAATTGATTTCCGTGTAAGCGCCAGCCGATCCAGGCGTCCCAACAACCGTTACCCCTACGGTGTAAGCAGCACCGCTGCCATGCGTTCCATCGCTTGTGGTGCTGATTCGCAATGGATGGCCACTGTTGCTGTTATTAGACTGGTCAAAGACATAGATGTTGCCCTCAGTCAGGCTCAATGTTTCGTTATTAGTGCTTGATCCATTAATCCGGTACTTATTGGCACCACCTGAAGCAACAACAGTTACGGCATAAGTGACAGTAGTTCCCTCTTGCCTGATCTTGCTGCCATCTTCTGAAACAATGTCTGAATCAGTAGCCGCAAGGTCTGATTTCCTAAAGTAAGCCTCAACGTTTGTGTCGTCAGGAATTACACCGTCAAAATCGGACCAAGTGTTAATTAATGCCGAACGATCATCAATTAAGTCGCTGGTGTAAAGACCGCGAGCCGTAAGCACTCTCTGCATACGCACACTAAATTTGGCGCCAAGATCAACAATATTTTGGAAGAAATACTCGCCATTTAAGAACTGCGTTCCAAGCAACGTGTCAATATTTGCGGTAAAAGCATCAAGATTGGCGATGTCATCAAACGATCCATCATGAGCTAAAACTAAGCCGTCATACACACTGCTGTAGTACGTTTGGAATTTGTCACCAGCAAAATTTGAAGGCGTGTCTTCCCGTATAACTTCAAAATTTAACCTGGGGATATTGTCAGGAACGTTGATTAATGCGCTGCCAGCATTTGCACTGCGTTGCAGCTGTTCATTTTCAAACTTAATTAAATATTCGCCATTAAGCAACGGCAAAACTGCATAAGTTGTTCGAGCTTCAACTTTTCTTAGGCGAGTGCTGTTGGGCCAAGTCCCAGTACCGTCTGTTTTGCCTGAATGCCTAATAACAGCAACAAAGCTTTCTATCTTTTGACCATTAGCTGTTGGCGACCAGCGCAAAATGACTTGATCGACGCCAAAAGATTCAATGGTCACTTCCTCGGGATCAGGAGGTAAAGCAACAATCGGTATTCCAAAAGGAACACTTGATAATGGATCACTACCGTCAGACGTTCCACCTACAGCAATTTCTCGATCAACTAATGCCCAAGTGGATTGATGTTCATCTGGCTTGGGACCAACCGCTTTTATTCGTGCATATAAACGCTTGCCAGGTTGCAGGTTTGAGTTGACATCTAAAAATGTATTAGAAGTAAAGGCTTCGTTCCAGTTGTTAGCTTCGCCTACTTTCCATTGAACGCGGAATTGCGCAACAGAGCCAGTTAAACCCCTAGACCAAGAAATTGTTGCTCGGTTTGTTGTATTGCGACCGTCGTCAACCTGCTGAAATGTAATTCTTTGATCTTGTGGAGGTCCAGGTTTTACCCCGTAAAAGAATGGATTTGGCAGGTCTAGCGGCGAAAGGTCGCCTTCAACAACTTTGTAAATTCCATCAGTGTGTCGTACTCCTACAACGCTATAGACACCGCCTTCTCCTTCTGCAACAGCTAGGCAACGGTATTTACGCAGAACAACAGAGTCATTACTAATTGCGTAAAGCGCATCGTCAGGAGGCACCTGAGTAAAATTAGAACTAAGGGTTACTCTTGTTCCGCTATAGCTTGCGATATCGACAGTTTCTAATGTGCCATCTTTCATGACAACGGTTAGCTTTTTATTTGGCCCATTAGGCACAACTACAGGCTGATCTAAATCGACAAACCCCAGACGCGCACCAACAATTCGCCCAGCAAATCGAGTGCCAATTCTCATCTCATCTGACACCTCAAAAATTTGGCCGGGCAATACGTTTAATCCTTCAAGACCAACTGAGAACGTGACTGTGTCATCATTTAACTTCTCAGACTGCAAGAGCCAACGCCCCATACGTTGCGCTTGATATTTTGAGCTACATCCAAACGCAACAATAGATTTTTCCTGTACGCCATACCTGTCGATTAAGGCTCTGTCCTCAATAACAACAAAATCAGGCGTGAAGAAGTTTTGTGGATCGTTGTATCGAACACGCACTCTGGTGCTACGAGTTTTTAATGATGAACCGGTGTAAGCAAACGCACCGTTAACAACATTTGAATTGCTGAAGACATGGATTGCAGGAAGGTCGCTTGCATTTTTGCCGCCAAGGTTTCCGTGATCAGCAGTAATCTGTACGTTGTCAGCTTTCCAAAAAAGCATCCCACGAAAAACGCTCGCCATATCTTGCAAGACTTCATAAGCGCCTACTTGCGAACCAAGCACTGTATTAATTGCAAAACGCGGTTCGTTCCCATCAGGAGTTTCAACAATTTCGTTGCAGTATTTGGCCAACTCAATTAAATCAACCCAGTTTAAATTTTCAGGAGTAATAAACTCACCCGCCCCATATCTTGTGTTGGTTAGCAAGTCATAAAAACAGCAGACAGGGCATGTCGTCCATTCTTTGCCATCTTTTAGACTGCCATCAAATGGTTTCTTAGTGTCAAACTTAAGTCTTCCGTCGCGCCGATCGTTTGTTCTTTGAACTTCAGCGTTTGAAGGAATTTTAACCTTTAAACCTCTTATGTCATAAGCTCTAGCAGGAAGCGTGTTGTACTCCTCTGCGTCAATACTGAGGTGAACAAGTGCTGTGTTTGGATACGCTGTTCTAATACGTTTGCCAACAATAATGCTGCTCCAAATAAGAGTATCTGCACGTTTACTTGCAAGTGGTGTCTTTTTTGGCAGGTCTTCAAGATCTTCAAAAGATATTTCAAAAGCATCCTCAGGAGTGTCAAATTTTAATTTCTTAACCCTAATGTTGTAAGGGGCCTTTCTTTCACCTTTAGCGTTTGCAAGGTAGATTGGTTGCGTTTTGAATTGATACTGGGAAGTTGAAATTCCCTTAATTATGTTCGCTCTATTTTGACCTTCTACTAAAATTCTTTTTGGGTTATAGCTACCCATTGTGTCTTGTATTGCAACTTCTAATTTAATTTTGGCAAAAAACAACTGCCCTCGCGCCAACCCTTCTGGCGCAACGCAAAATAATTTTGGTACATTAAAAATAAGTTGAACAAAATCAGCCTCGGAATCAGTGATGGATCGCACGACATTGCCTTCACCATAATTCCGGCCTCCTTCAATGACTTCATTGGAATCATTTACTTCTTCGCTATAATTTTTGCCAACTTGCTCATTAACTGAAATAATAGTTGTCGTAACGTCACTTAAAAGTGAACTTTCTTTGAAACCGCTTTGACGACCTGTTCCTCTTTTTTGAGCATAACTTACAAGAGGCTCCTCATCCTCAGCTCTGTCTTCTAGTTGCTTGCGCGTCACAAGCGTTTCGTTTAGAAAAACGCTCTTATGTTCTTGTGCAAGTCCATCAATAGGGCCTTCGCAGATTGCGTCAATAATCTTGAGGTTGGTCTTAGAGTTTAGAGCCATTGGAAATCAAGAAGCGTCAAGTAACTTGTAGCCGTAGCCTACAAGCTCAAATGTAGCGTTATTGCGAACACCAGCTTCAATAATTTTTACGTCTATTCTTAACTTCTCATTAGCTGAGCCGTCAACTCTTGGTGCTTGAAGCCTGTGCCCATATACAAACTCTTGACTCTTCTCTGTCAATCCTTGCACTGTTATGCGGGCTGAAGCTATCTCTGGCTCTCCGTCAGTTTGCGGCAAGCTCAACGTAATTTCATAAGTGATAAATCCATCAATCTTAGTGCTCCCATTGCCAGCTACAAAATCACTCAAACCATTTGAAATTTTAAAGATAACATCAATGTTTTTTCGCTTGTCTGCACTCATCTTAAATCTTAAAACATTGCTGCCTTTGTATTCAGCTTCTTCAGCAAGTGGCTGGGGCTGGCCAGGGCCAAAAATCTTGCCAATATAAACTTTTTTATTTTCTTCTGTGCTTCTTAAAGAATTGTGGAAGTTGCCTCTTCTGCTCTTTATACCACCACAGTCTTTTAATTCTCTAGTCAAAGGTTCACTATTAATTTTAATCGTATTTATGCCTGCAGCCTGTGTCGCCGTCTGTAGAGGATCAGAATTATCAGTTACGTCTAAATTTGCAGCTATCAAGTGGCTTCCAGTTATTACGCGCCCATAAATAACAGGGAGGGTGGCTCCTGTCCCAACCGTATTTGCAGGACCGGTAAACGCATAGGACTGGTTGCCGGATGCACCCCTTGTAATGCCATCCGGGCCATTGCCACGAACATTTGAACCTGAACCTTGGCCTCGATTTGCTTTTGGCAGTTGTGGCTGGGGCGAAAGAAGGCTTGCCGTTCCAGCAAGAATTAAAGCGACGCCAATGTTGCCCGCAATAATTGAAAGAGACAAAGCTGTTGATACTGTTGTTATTCCTGCTGCAGCACCGAATCCAGCTGCTGTAAATGCAAGTGAAGTGCCACCTGTAATGACTGCAGCCGCAACTAAACCAACCCCAATCAGGATCGGTAAAAATCCACCGCGATCACCGCCAGAACCCATAATTACTGGCACCACAAGCAATGGCTTGCTGCCAAACGGCAATTGCAGCTCGTCATACCCCATCGCCGCGCCACCCTGAATCACTCTGTAGCCAACGCCGTTTTGGTGCGCTTGCATCAGCTCAGCCTTTAATGCTGGATAGTTGATGCAAAGCAGCTTGATTGCATCAGCAGGCGTCTGCAGGTTGTAATACTCGTGCTTCTGGCCGTACTTCTCGCCCAGTTCCCCCGCCAACAGAACTAGCTGCATGGCGAAAAACTGCCGCAACGCTTTTTCTATAGTAACGGCTCAAAGGCTCTAAAGCACTCAAGCTGTTCATGCGTTGGTGCAAGATCTTGTCCCCTCCGACATAAATGGCTGCGTGCATTGGGGTCCTCGTACCAAGACGCATGACCAATAAATCATGTTGGCAGCGATCCTCAAACAACACAGGGTAAAACCCAAAAGCTGGAGCGTGCTTCAAAAATATGCTGTCTGTACGCTCCAAAGACTCAGGCCGCACAAAATCTGGCAGGTCAATACCAAGCAATCCGTAATACTCGCGGAACAAGGAGTAGCAGTCATTTTTGCCGTAGTCCCACTGACGGCCTAACAGGGCTTGATAGTTAACCATTGATCATCTGGCACGGAATAAACGTACCAAAGCATCTTGGTCTGCGTACAGGCTCTGCGGTCATGCTCACTGACTGGTGTGCCTTGCGGATGTGAATGCACCACAGCTTGAATCGTTCCAGCAAACATGGCACGGGCATAGTCAACAGGATTGATGGCAAAATCTGCAGCTGGGTCTAGCGCAATGTTTCGACAAGGGAAATAACGCCCATCAACAACCAAACCACAAGCCTCGTGAGGACAAACAGTCTTGGCGTGTTTTTCTGCGTTAAGCCTGAAGTCTTGCCCCAAAGAAACCTCCATAGGGCAGATCGACATTACCGCCAAACCTTTTTTTGCAGCTTGACAATTTTTTTCCGCAGATATCGTTGATTACTTTGCCACTTGAGTCAACAATTTTATCTGCAGCGTCAATCGTAGAATCGTTAACGGTGAAGCATGTATCGCCTACATATCCACATTCTGTACCTCTATACGTCCAGGGGCAAAATTCTTCAATAGTTCTGCGTGGCAAGCTTATGTTGACCAAATCAATCTTTGGCGCAAGCTCAAACTCAACAAATTGCTGATTCTCGCCTGAGACTCGATCGATATACCAAGTTTCAACGATTTTGGCGTTCTCGTCCGCTGTGTCGTTAAAGGTTTGCATAATCAAGGAATCGCCGGTTTCTGTTGTTAAAGCATCGGCAATATCTGACTCAACTGCAAAAGGTACTTGTTCATTGAAGTTAGTCGCATTAATAAACTTGGCAAATGTGCGAATCCTTTGAACCTTTGCGCCCAACGGGTTTAACCTTGCCATTTCAGAGGTAATCGCGTTGTTTACGTTTGCAACCTTCAGTGTTGGCCTAGGCAGTGTTCCTCTTCCTGAAAATTCAAACCCATCAACCTCAACTGGTGCAGCTGGATAAATTAGTGTGACGCCAGTCTCGGGGTCAGTACCAAATTTAATGTCTTCTGTTAAACCGTTTGTCCCAGCGTGGTATCGCAACTCAACGTCTGAATCGTCATCATTAGGCCATGGGACGAGCGATTGTTCATTTGTATCTTTGGTAAATGTAATTTGAAACAAATCAATAACCGCTGTTGGCGCAAGGCGAAGCAGCTCTTCAGCTAATGGCTCAAATGCTTCCCAAGTGCATGTCCCATCAATTAACTCTTGCGTAATCTTGAACGGAAACGCAGGTTCTTTATTAGGGAACTCGTCGTAAGTGTCAGAGCTAGCGGTTGTTCCAGCTTTAACGCACTTAAAAGCAAGCGTGTTTCCTTTCCTGGGATTAGCCCGAACAACGTCACCAACTGCGTAAGTCCTGTCGGCTTCCCACTTATGTAAGTCGTACGGATAAGCCATTAGGTCTCAAATACCTGAACGAAAGTAGCGTTGATTTCAGCTCGATCAACAAAAGAAATTGTCTTTGTCCATTGCTGGCAAAGAAACTTGCTGCTGGCTGCTTCGCCTGGTGGCGTGTAATTAAAACTTTGAACCCCAGCGCGAGCATCTAGGAATGTTTCGATGGTGTCGGCTTCCGTTTCAGAAACCCGAAAGGTCAGGTTATAGATCTTGGGGTCTTGGTTAATGCCAAACGTTGCACGCTGGCTGTAACCACTGCCAAAAGCAATTGAACGCACCTGCGGTGCGCTTTGCTTAGTCATCCCTGGTGCAGGGTCAAAAGCGGGGAAGGTACTCATTAGCGGGACAATAAGCCTCCAGGTCGTTGTTGCTTGATCAATTCTGCCTGCACAGCCGCTCCAATCAACCCTCCAAGCTGTTTACCAGCGCCACTGTCGCCTGAAGCAGAACTGCCTTTGGCGTCAACGTTAACGACAACGTTTGTCGCACCACCTCCGCCAAGCTTGTTATTAGGAACAATTGTGCCAGAAGTGTTTGGAACGAATAGCTCAGGGCCGCGCTCCCCCACGATTGAAGGCTTACCAACTGGCGGGCGGCCTCCATTTGCAAAGCCTGGAATAAGGCCAAGCAAGCCGCCGCCTCCCATGCTTGCAAAATTACCAATAACCTTTTGCTTGATAATCATCATGGCGAGGTCTTTCAACAAGCCACTAAATGATTCGGCAAGAGTTTTTGAACCATCAATTGCGCTGTGTATAGCGCCAACCACATTGCTCTTGATTGCGTTGCCTATCTCGTTTTGCTTTTGGTTTATCTGTTCAACCGAATTAATTTGATCTTTTAACGCTCTGTTTGCTTCTACAAGGTCAAACGCCTCGTTGAACGACAATCCTCCTCTTTTAACTAAATCCGTAACTTCTCGGGTGACGTCTGAAAATTCTTTTCCTTTATCTAAAGTTAATTGCAAGAAATGATTTTCCTCGCGGCGTGCACCTACTAGGCGAACGGCTGCTAATTGTTGCGAGTTTGTTAATTTAACGATCTCTTTCATAGTATTTTCGCTTTCATTGGTTTCTAATTTTTCAGGCTTGCTGCTCAAGCTTTTACTTTTAAGTAAATCCATTTGCGCCAGGAGAGCATTGACTCGTGCTTGGAGAGGGTTGATAGTGCCTTGTTCAACAGCTTCACCAGTAGACTCAAAACCTGCAGCGCGCACATTTTTAATTTTATCGCTTAAGTCGTCTAAACCAAGGGCAACGTCGCTAATACTTTCTACTAATCCACGATTTTGCAGTTGCTGGTCCGACGTGTTGCGTGTCAAGTTATCTAGCGCTGACCTTACTCGATTTGCTTGCGCTTCAAGAATTTTTGCTTCTTGCTCTGTTGATATATTTGAAGCATTTAATTGGTCGACGGCTGTTTTTAGGTTGTCGATGCCTTGAGTTTGTGCACCAAAAAACGCTGAAACATTAGCTTGAAAAATGTTAAATGTAGAAGGGGCTTCGCCTAACAAAGCCAAGAATCGAACCAATTCGCCTGTTACGCTTTTAATTGTTCCAAGTATTCGTTTAAACGCAGGCCCCAAAGTGTTGTCAAGTTGACGAGCCAATGTTCCAACATCGTTAAAAATTGACGTTAATTGTTGAGTAACAGTGCCCCCTAGCAACTCAGTTGCTTTATCTGCCGCCCCAGCTGCATTGGCTTGATTTTCAAGATTTTGATTAAACGAATCAAGATTGTCATTGGCTAATGGCAAAATTGTCGCCACCGCTTCAACACTGCCAAACAGTTTTGTAAGCGCAACTTCACTCCCACCAGTTTTGTCAACAACATCCTGCAAGAACCCTCCAAATCCTTTTGCCTTAATTGCAGCAGAAGTAAATTCAATGCCTAAAGCTTTTGATGTTTTCTTTGCCTCTTCTGTTGGCTTAATAACACTAGCGACTGCTTGCCTTAAGCCAGCAAAAGTGGACTCGACCGGAACACCTGTTGCCGTAACACTTGAAATTGCAGCGTTTAACTCTTCAATTCCAACACCAGCTGCAGCAGCAATTGGGGCCACTCGACCAATTTGTGCAGCATATTGAGCTACAACAATCTTGCCGTCGTTTTGAGTTTGTATAAAACCATCAACTAACTTCCCAGCCTTGTCAGACGACAGCCCGTAAGCATTTAAAACAGACGTTGCCGCATCTGCAACTGTGTTTAAATCAGACAGGCCGCCAACAGCGCCTTTAGCTGATGCTTTTAAAATCTCAGCGGCTTCGCCCGCGTCTGTAAATCCAGCAGACGCTACGTCATAAGCCGCAGCAGTCAACTCTGTTTGACCAACTAATCCCCCAAGACTGCTACTGACTGTCAACAATTTTTTCTCTAATACGTCTGCGTCAACCCCAAGAGACCTAACCGCTGCTCTTGCTTTATCAGCTTCTGCAAAACCTTTAAAAAAACGTCGCGTGGCGTCTGCAAGGCCAATAAAAGGAATTGCCTTTAAGGCAAGCCCCATTGCATTAAATGCTTTAGACGATTTTTGGGTTGCACTTTCAAGCTGTCGGAGGTTGTTTACAGCTCTTCTAGTGTTTAGCTGTACGCCTACCTCCGCGACGACTGACATAGCTGCCCATTCATTGCCTTGAGTTTAGCGCCCGCGCTTCGCTTTCTTCATCGCCGCTTCTTGCTCTTCGTTTAACAGGTCAAAATAAGCCGACCAGATCAAAAGCTCCTCCAGCGTCACCTCTTGGTTAAGCCTTGCCAAGCTGTAACCAAGCTCTTTTGCGACGCCTAGCTGAAGCCGCAATAAATTATCTTTTTTTAGTTCAGCCTTCAGCCTTTTGGGTCAACCGCCTCCGAGCTGTCCTCTTCAATAACCGCAAGCATCAAAGATTGCAAATCAGCGTCTCGAACATCGTTTTTAAGCTCTGCTGCTTGGCCCAACTGAAAAAGCCGCTTGCCTTCCTCATCCTGCGCCTTAAGAATTAAAAGCTGCAGCGCAAATGCGTTCGTGTCGTCGTTAGATCCTTTTTGAGCACGTTCGCGCTCCGCCATTGTTAACGGAGAACGCCAAAATACAAACTCTGAGCCGTCAGACAAGACAACAACTTTTTTAACTGGTTGCAAGTTGGCGGCTTTCTTTAGCTGATCGAGAGCACTAGGCACAAAAGATAACTCTTATTCGTTGACAGCTTACACATAAAAAAGCCCCTGGCACAAGCCAAGGGCTGAAGAATATGTTGCCTGAACTTAGGACTTGGCGAAGTCGAAAGTTGGAGCTGCAGAAGGTCGGAATGAGATTTCTACGCTCTGAGCATCGTCTGGCGTTACGCCATAACTTGCAGAGGTCAACACAGACTGGAACTCAATCGAACGGCTTGTGGTGTCGTCTGGGGAAGTCCCCGACAACACAAGGTCGGTGTAAAGCTTGAAGGTCGCACCAACCTGCTTGCGCTGAATCACATCCTCAATCAAACGACTTGCAATGGTTGTGTCGTCGTCAGTGGTGTAAACAGTGGCGGAACCGGTGCCATCAGCAAAGCCAGTGACAAAGCTGCGGAACGGTGCGTTTTGACCAAGCGTTCCACCGATGCTGGTTACATCAATCTCTTCGCGAGTCACTTCAAACGACCATTCACGAACGTCGCCTACTGATTGAAATTCAGAGAACTTAATCGTGAACGGCGTAGTGCCGTCAGTCCCGTCGCTCGACAGGGCAAGAGCAGAACCGCCTGCTGTTGCAGAAAACGTTGCTGCTCCAGTAGATGCGATGTAGGTCTTAACGAACACAGGAGTGCTAGCAGTTATGCCTCCAGGCAAAGTGCCGCCAGTACCGGTTCCAAACGAAACCTTGTCATTGACCTTGAAATTTAAAAAAGTACCAACAACAATCGTGTTGCTAGCGTTGGTAACGTTTGCGGCTTTAAACGTGCTGTCGGTCCCAGCAGGCTTGTAATAAAGAGCGCCGGACGTACCGGACAGAACAGTAGCCATAGTGTTAAGCGGTAGTGGCTTTCTAGCCTATTGTAAGTAGGCGTCAAAGGTTACGCTCACCTGGGTTTGGAAATAACTCTCAGGAGCAGACGGCGTAATTGTTAAGGGCCCAGAGGCGGGGTCAAAGGAAACGCTGTTGACAGTGACGCGATCAAAAAGGTCTTTGACGCGCTCAGCAATGGTGTAATTCGCCCCTGTCCCAACGCCTGCTTTGGTGAAGATGTTGATTAAAACAATCCCTGTTTGACGGTTGAAACCTGTTGTTGGGGCCTGCAAGGTGAAATATGCGTTGTCATTAAATTGAAGCTGCACCTGAAGCCAGCTGTCTGTATTTGGCGGGGTAAATGACGAGTTGGCATAAACGACCGGAATGGCTGGCGAGCTTGCCATTTCAGTAGCAATACGCCCTTCGATAACAGCACGAACGTCGTTGTAAGTGCTGGTCATGATTCTGCCTCGATGCGTGCCGCAAGCGTAGGAATAATAGATTGGACACGCTTTGCCGTGGCCCTTACCCAACCAGGGCCGCTAGTTTGCACGCTGCTGCCCTTGCCGAGGCTTGCAGTTTCAAGCTTTTCGGCATACGGCAAATTGTTGTAAACGCTGTAAACGTTGCCTGCTCGTTCTT